TTTCCCTACTTCAGCTCAGGTTATTTATGACACCCTGGCGGCAGACACGGTCTTTGTTGGGCTGATTGGTACCTACACGTTTGCGGCTAATAACGCACCTGTCCCAGCTATTTCTATTGTCTCTTCTGGTGAGAACCTGCCAGCGGTAAGAAACGTTCAAGGCGTTGAATGCGTCATTCAGGACGCGGCCGACATCTCGTTGTTCAACTACCTGACGGACCCAGCCGACGTGAGAAGCTCCTGGAAGGTCTTCCTAGTGGCCTGGGAGCCCGCCAAGGGCTCAGAGCTTCAAGAGGCGGCAGAGAGGGTCTGTAGCCGCTTTGCGAACGCTTACTCGTTCCAAACGGTGGCAACCGCAAACGGCATTGGCTCGCTGGTTCAGACCATGGTTCAAGTTTACTCCCATATGCCTATTCTGGATCCCTGATAGGTAGCCTGTGAAAACTCGGTATTTGGAAATATATGATTAGGTGGGCAAGACCTGCCGACTGTTCCTTCGTCCTAGTCTGCCTAGCTAGCAAATTATTATGTCGAACTTCTCTGCCGCATTTGGCTATGATTTCTACATTGTGCCCCTGCTTGCGGCCAATGTAGATACCGCTTTCACCGGCATCACTTCTGGTGATTCCCCGACTGGTGGTTTCATTGATTCCACCACCATTGTTGCGAAAGACGCAACTGTTACCTACGCAAACAAGGCGTTCTCGATTGATTCCGTTGCCTATCCGATGGATGGCACTGGTGAGCCTGTCCGCCTGTCTGCCCTGACCAGCGCCTCCCTGGAGACCGACACCTCCACTGAGGACGTGTTCACCTACGACGACGAGTCGAAGGGCTTCAACCAGGCCGTGGCAACCACCAAGGGCTTCACCCTGAGCCTGGCTGGTGTGGCTGACTTCAAGGACGCTGGCTACCAGATCCTGCGCCTGACCGAGCAGAACACGGTGGCCGACGCGCTGCGCGTCAAGTTCGTGCGTGTGGGTCCCACGGGCACCGTTGAGACCGTCTACGGCTATGGCACCCTGACTGGCTATACCGAGTCCAACGAGGTCGCGTCTATCGTGTCCTGGGAGTGCACCCTGACTGGTTATGGTCCCTACGTCCTGGAGATTGACGCTAATTAGCTGACCGGGAGCATCGTCTCCACTGACACGTACCTGACCGGCAACGGGTTTACCGCAACGAACTCAACAGGCGTTGCGGTAACCTTCTCCACATTCACTGGATCTGGAGTTGGTGCTGCAGGTACTGCCAACACTACTGGAGATCAACTCTCTGGTATTACCATTACCACTCCTGGCACTGGTTATCAAGTTGGCGATGTTGTCGATGTTGTGGAGAATGGTGGTACTGGTATCGGTTCTTTCCGAGTTGCCAGCATTACCTGAAGTCCGTAACCGATGCTTACGGCAAAACCAAGCAAACAGCCCCGCAAGGGGCTTTTTTATTGGGAAACCTAGTCCAGCTTCTTGGTTGTCATGGCTGCTGGAGATCTTAATATCAAGCTTAGCATTGACACCAAAGATGCGGTTGGTGATCTTAACAACTTTTTCAATACCTATAGCCAAAATGCAGGAAAGGCTGCTAGAGACCTAGATGCTGCACTTGGGGGGAAGGTAGAGAAAGAAATTGTCATCTCATTGAAAGATGACAAACCTCTTGCCAAGCTAGAGATAAGCGCAGAGCAGGTTAGCAGAAAGCTTGGAACGCTTGGTCAGGCCCTAGAAGGCAGTTTTGCCGGCACCACAAAAGTGCTAAAACGGCAAATAAGCCTTCTTGAAGACCTGCAAGAAAATACTAGAAAGTTTTCCAGGAAGACCGGCGAAGTTACTCCAGAATGGAAAAAACTTGAATCCGCCATTGCGGCTGCTAAAAACAAGCTGGCAACTTTTGACAGCAAGGCCCTTGCCAAGGTAAAAGAAGAAGCGTCGCAGGCTGCCGCAAGACTTGGCAAGCTTGGGCAGGCGCTACAGGGCGGCCTTGCTAATACACCAAGAGTGTTAAGCGAGCAGCTTAGCCTCCTTCAAGATCTTCAGCAAGATACTGCCAAGTTTAACCGCAAGACTGGAGAAGTTACTGCGGAATGGAAAAAAGTCGCGGATGCTATTGCGGCTGCTAAGGCTAAACTTGCGAGTTTCAGTGACAAGCCATTGCCTAAACCAGAGCTGCCAAAGCAGGACGACGGAGCAGCTCGCGGCAAGCTTCAACAAGCGATGAGCGGCAGCTTTGCCAACACGCCAAAAGTCCTAAAAGAGCAAATAGCTCTCCTTGAAAACCTCAAGGAAAGCACTGCTAAGTTTAACCGCAAGACTGGAGAAGTTACCGAGGAATGGAAAAAACTTAATAAAATCATTGGTCAAGCCAAAGATAAACTGGCTAAATTTGGTCCTGGTCCCCTTGAGCAATTAAAAGCTTCACTTCAGGGAGTTATCGGTAGATTTGTTGCGGTTCAAACGCTGTCAAACCTTGCTACTGGAGCCCTCCAGGCACTGGGAGCAGCTATTGTTAATGTTTTCCAGTCTGGCATGAAGATGGAGCTTCTCAGCCTCCAGCTTGAAACCTTTACTGGTGGAGCGCAGCAGGCTGAAGCTGCAATGGCTAAGTTTATTGATATTGCTATCAAGACGCCGTTCAACATTGAGCAAGTAGCAGAAGCTGCCAAGATCTTGATGGCCTATGGCATCGAAGCCGATAGTGCTGTTGAAGCTACTGAAAGGCTTGCTATTGCTGGTTCAACTTCTGGAGCACAGCTGGATAACCTTTCGCGTAACCTGGGCCAGATTCAAGCCCAGGGCCGAGCGTACACGAGGGACTTGACTCAGTTTGCCATTCAGGGTATTCCCATTTGGGATGCCTTGTCTCAAGTGACTGGCAAGACTACCGTAGAACTGAAGAAAATGGCCGAAGAAGGGACCGTTTCTTTTGATATGGTAAACGGGGCACTTGCTGCGGCGACGAAAGAAGGAACGGCACTGTGGGTGATCTCCCAAAAAATGCAGGAAACGATGACTGGTCGTTTTGAGGCGATTGCAAGTGCCATTCAAGTGACTGCTGGGGCCTTCCTGAAGATGATTCAGGATTTCGATAATGCTACTGGCATTGTTTCTGGGCTTTTCAACATCGTCAAGGGCACTGTTCAAGGGCTTGGTGCTGCCTTTAAGATGATCGGCGATAACATGAAGGCAATAATTCCCATCGTTGGCGGAATTACCGTTGGATTAACGACACTGTTTACGATTGCAAAGTGGTCAACTTGGATTGCGGGCATTGCAACGGTAATTCAGCTCTTATGGCAGGTGGTGGTTGTCCAAAAAGCCATAGCCGCTTGGCAGATTATTGTTAATGCGCTGTCTGGACCAAAGGGCTGGATAAACATTGCAGCGGCTCTTAGCCTTGGCGTAGCGGCATATGCTGGCCTTAATGCAATGGTTGGCAAGCATGCTGAGGAGCGAGAAAAAGAGAACCAAAAGCTTGAAGAAGCAGCAGAGAAGTACAAAACGGTACAAGAGCGTCAAAAAGAACTAATTGACCAATATGGAACGATTGAAGGTAAAACAATGTCCTTTGGTGAGCAGTTAAAGGCTCTTGAAGAAGCATACAAAAAAGGAGATATTAGCGCAGCGGACTACGCTAAAAAGCTTGCCATCCTCAGAGATGAAATGGCAGCACTGATGCCTGCGGCGGAGACTGCTAAGCAGAAAATTGAGGAGCTGGATAAGCAGATTAAGAAGCTAAAAACAGAGCAAAAAGATAAAGGAAAGCTTTTTGATGAAAGACTGAAGGGTATTGAAGCCTCAAAGAAAGCTGAGGATAGTCGCCATAAGAAAGAAAAACAAAACATTGATGACGCCAAGAAAGGAGTCAACGAAGCCGCAAACGCTGCTGTAAAAGCAATTGATCAAAAGAAAGAAGCGGAAAATGCCTATCACGAAGCCGCAATGGCTGGTTATGAGGAACAGAGCAAACAGGCTCAGGCTTCTGCAGAAGCATCAAATCGTCGGATCGAAAGCGAAAAAGCCAAAATCCAAGAAGAGTCTGCCGCTAAAATAGCAAGCCTGCAGGCAAGCGCCTCGGCTGCTGACAGGTTCCACGAAAAGCGGATGGGTCAAATTAGGGCTGAAAGCGAAGCCGCTATTGCAGCACTTGATCGAGAAAAGCAAAAAATCTCAGAGAAATACAATGCGCAAATCGCGGCGGTAGAGGCCCTTAGCCCTGCTGAGCAAGAGCTGGCTGCAATGCGCACGGCTGAGTTGCAGCAAAAGGCTGCAAACGTCAACCTGACACGCAAAGAGCGCCTTGAAGCTCAGGCCCAGCTTGATCAGATGGCTCGCCAGCAACAAGTGGCTGAGTTAAAGAAGAAGCAGAAACAAGAGGAGATGGCATATGAAGAGAAAATTACTGCCCTGAAGGAAAAGCAGCAAGCACTGGAAGCAGAGCAAGAACAAAGACATAAGAATACCGTTGCCGCAATTCAACAAAGCATTGCGGCCGAGCAAAAACATGCGGAAGAAAAAATCAAGGCGCTAGAAGAGGAGGCAAAAAGGGCTGAAGAGAAAGAAAAAGCAGAACAAGAGCGAATCAACAATGCGAAGGAAGCGGAGCAGGATCGTCACGATTCAGTGATGGAAATGTATGACGCCGAGAAAGAAGAAATCACTGAAAAGAAAGATCAAGATCTTAAGGCACTTGAGGAAAGGTCCGAAGCAGAAGATAATCGCCATGAGAAAGCGCAAGAGAACCTTGATGCAGAAAAAGAAAACATTGAGAAGCAGAAAGAGGAATCCAACAAATACTACGAGGATAGAATCAGGCAACTTGAAGACATGAAAACAAAAATCAAGGAAGAAGGCAAGGCGGTTGAAAACACAACAAGTGCCGTGGGGAGGCTGAAGGAAATGTATGCGCAAGTTGTTAAAGAGATCGAAAAAGCTATTGTCGCCCAGAATAAACTGAATACCGCTGTGGCAAACGGAAAAGCAGGATCAGGAGCAGGAGACAGGGGACAAGGAGCAGGCGCTGGAGGGGGTGCAAAACTTACCAGTGATGCAAATACAAATCCAAAGTCGCCCAACCAGCGTGGATCGGCCTTTAGGGCTGCTGGCGGCCCCGTTGCTGGTGGCTCTGTTTACACCGTCAACGAACTGGGCCAGGAAGCCTTCCTGTCGGCCGCTGGACGCCTTAGTATGATCAATGCACCCTCTTGGGGTCAGTGGCGTGCTCCTGGGGCTGGTACGGTCATCCCAGCGCACATTACGAGCAACCTTGCTATCCCTTCTGGTGGCGTCAAGGTCAACACAGGCGCTGGCAGCCGTGCGGGCGCTGGGTCGACCGGTCTTGCAGCTGCTGTGAACAAGCTCGGCGCTATGATGAGCCCTGGCAATGTTGTGAACAACGTAAGCGTCCAATCGACCAACCCAACCAAGACTGCCAGCGACATGCTTGTTCAGCTGACCAAGATTCGTCGCAATAGGTACTCTTGATTACCTGAATCGAATAGATGTTTCACTTCGGCGATCCTGTTCAGACGGCAAGAATCTACCTGGACTCTGCCATTGCGGCAATGGGTCCAGGTGTGGAAGATGCTCATATCGAAGAGCTTTCGGAGCAGGATGTATTGAACTTGCTTGTGTACTCAAGGAAAGCTTTCTTTGATGCAGAGAAGGATCGTGTTCCCATTGAAGTGGCTGAGGTTTTGATTGACTGGCATGATGCAGTCTTTTATCATGCTGCAATGGCAAGTAAGAGTTTCAGGGAAAAGGTCGAGTCTGGCGAAGCCTTATTCTGGCCAGTTGGTGGCCGACACAAGGAAAACATAGACAAGTATAAGCGCATGGCGGCAAGGGCTGGTTTGGCAAACTAACCCAGTCGTACCTGGCTGATGACTGTCTCTCAGATTGGAGTTTCATACACACCAGCTGGAGGCAGTCCAGTCTACAGCTTTGTTTTTAAGGAGTTTGTTGACACAGCTCTTCCGCGAAGCTATATTGGCTCGGCTTCTTTTGAGATTTCGGCAGGCGGCACTGCTGTGTTGAGTGGCCCAACTGTTCGCGAGCGGCATATCTGGGCGATCAGCGCTGTCTTGCCAAAGGCGCAGGCAGAGAGCTTTGATGCCATGTTCAAAGCCTGGGACAACGACAGATCCGATGGACTGGCGGCTGCTGTTGGCGTTATTGATGAGACGTTCGGACCAGACGTAAATACAAACGCCGTCTTTTCTACTCCACCAACGTATTCAAGGTTTAGCCATACTCACATGGTTGTTTCTTTTGGCCTAACGGAGATTTGATCAATGGCATACCTTGTTAATAAAACCAGAACTGTATCACTACTGATCAACGGTGTCAGCTACCTGAATTCGTTAATTGCATTGACAGTTAGCGACGAGTCGGCAAACAGGCAGGGCTTGATTTCCACCACTGGAAACATTGTGCTGCGTACGTATGGGACTAATCCACTGCTGGAGGACTACGACCGTGATAACTTCAAGCGCGGACAGGTTGTAACCTTTGATGTTTCTGTTAATGGTGGCACT